CGCTCAACTCCTCGATATCACCGCCCGCGAAGCGCACCTCGATCACACGCTCCTCTGAACTGTCCTCACGCTCGGCTTCGCGCCGCAGCTTGGCTATGCGGGCTTCGGTCTCGCGCCGCACGAGCTCCGAGCGCATACCCTTGATATCCTGTAGATCGCGCAGTATAGCGGCAACCTGACGCATAGATCCGGTGTCGGCGCTATCGATCTGGGTTATGGCTTCACTTACGCGGTCGAGCAGCCGGTCTGCGGTAGCATATATCCGACGGTCAAACTCTGCTACAGCCGTAGCGGTCATTTCAATCGCTTTTGTAGCCGCGATTTCGCAAGCTTTTCGCCGTCCGTCTGTCCATTGCTCACGTCTCGCTCTACCTTTTACAGTATTAAAAGACACGCCGTGCTTTTCCGCGAGCTTTCTGAAGCTTGTACCGCCGGCTATGTACTCGGCTCGTATCGCCGCCCAGTCAGGCACGTCGCCACCTCCCCTCTATACAATATATTATATCACACTCGCGCAGAGCTTTTCTATCCCTCACTACTCGCAGCTTTTCTCGAATAAATTTTAGAAAATAATATTTTTTTTCGAAAAACCTATTGACAAGCTCGAAAATCAGTGGTACAATATAGGCACAAAGAAAAAACACCGGCGAATAAACCGGAACAAAAAATAAAAGGAGAAACGAAAAATGATAACAACAATAACTCATGCTTGCGGGCACCAAGAGGAAATCCAAGTTTTCGGCAAAAGAGCCGACCGCGAAAAGAAAATAGCGTGGCTTGAGGCGCAGCTCTGCGCTGAATGCAGAGCGCGTGAGGGAGCCGCGCAAGGTGCAGCCAAAGGGTGGGCTGCATTAGAGGGCAGCCCAAAGCAAATTGCTTGGGCAGAGGATATACGCGGCAAAACTATGGATGCCATCGCCGCCCTGAAAACCCGCACCGACGACGAGGCTGCCCGCAAAGACCGCATCATCGCGTACCTCGGCGGAATCACCTCCGCCGAATGGTGGATTGATAGCCGTTTTTATGCCGGCGCAAAGATGATCCGCCGTGCAATCAAGCATGCCGCAGAGTGCGGCATCGACCTGACCGCCGTACCTGCTGAAACGGTCGAAGAGCCGGTCGAAGAGCCGGTCGAAGCAGCAGAGACCGCTGAGACCGACGATATAATGGAATATTTACTCAACCCGCCTGAGCCGCCGCCAATGACTGAGGAGGAGAAAGAACAAAAAGAATTTGAGGATGACGTCAGCATGTATGTTGGCCTATCATTCACCATTGACGAATGGGCCGACGAGCGGATGATCGCTTTTCAACACGATTTGAAAGCGAGGGGGAAAGATCAGGAGTACTGGGACAAAATAGTCGCGGAAGCCCGCAAACGCTGGGAAATATCCCTCGAATAGCCACAACAGCAAGCCGACCGGCGGCGGCAAGTCCGCCGGAGAAAAGAGGACAAAATGAAAATGGAATATAAAGGGTGGGAATGGCTGTATAGTGTTTACGGTGTAAGCACTGTGGACTGTGCCATAGCTCTCTATGATGGAGGGTGGCGCCCTGAAGATAGAGAGGACTTGATAGAAGAATACGACCTCACAGAAGATGAGGTTGACAGTTACATCGACGTCTTTGAGCGGCTGCTCAAAGATGAAGAAGATGAGAAAAAGGAGAGACCATTATGAAAAGCAGTTACACGGTTAGCATGAAGAAGTTCGACCTGCCAAGTCCTTATGGGATTGGTGGGGGACGGATATCAAAGCTTGATATCCGCGCTGAAAGCGGTCAGTGCTTAGCCCGCTATGACCGCGGATGGGATATATATCCCGTCGACGCGGGAGTGGCAAAAATAATCTTCGAGCTCATGGAGGAGAAAAAATGATTGAAGTAGGAATTTTCAAGTTTCTCTTCGCCACCGGCGAGGAGACAAACCCCTTCGCCGACGCCGACCGTGCCGGCGATGGCGGCGGCTATTTCCAGCCGTGCGGACATGGCTACGCCGTGACTCCGCGCGGCGAACTCGTGGAGTGGTCGTACGGCGATGAGTCGTGCGGCGACTTCGGTGAGCGATACTATATCCAGTACCGCTTCATAGGTGAAGCTGAGCCGCACAGTTTCACCTTTGGCAACATGGACAACTCGTCGTACCCCCGTGACTGGGAGTACGCCGAGCACTGTCGAAAGCGCATGCGCAAAGAGCTCGAAGAGCTTGAGCGCATACACTGTATCGACCTCGTTTACTTTACCGAGGTCGTCAGAGCGCTGGTGTCAGCGCTCGCGTATGGATATCCGCCAGAAGAGATATCCATCGACCCGGAGCGCCGGCCGCTCCTGGTCAAATGGCTCTATTGAGCTATAAATATTAAAAAATTAAAAAGGAGATGCAAAAAATGAAGAAGGTCATTTCCGGTGTCCTCTGCGACACCGACACCGCGAAAGTGCTCGGCGAGTACGAGCATGATTATAAGAGTTCGTTCCATTGGTACATGGAACGTCTCTACCGGACGAAATCCGGCAAATACTTCCTCTACGGTGAGGGTCACGCCGCCTCGCCGTATGCACGGAAAGTCGCCCAGAGCGAGTGGGCGCCAGGCGAAGCAATCAAGCTCCTACCGCCCGAAGCCGCCCGCCAGTGGGCGGAGGATCACCTCGACGCGGCGGAGTATATCGCCGCGTTCGGTGAGCCGGAGGAGATGTCCTCCGTGCTCATCGCCGATGAAACAAAAACCAAGCTGGTCGAACTCAAACGCAGGACCGGCAAGGATATCGACCGACTGATCGCCGAAGCAGTTGACCGGTACGAGCCATAATCGTAGAAGAAAGAGCAGGGGAATCAATCTCCTGCTCTTTCTTCGTCGTAAATGCTGCGCAGTGCCTGATATATCTCACAACGCTGGTAGTACTTGCAGCAAAATGTACACATCTGTCTGTGGTAATCATCTTTGTGGGCGTAAAACAAGGATATATGCCCAGACTCAACCAGTCCCTCGCAAATGATACGCCGCCTGCCATCATCGCCCTTATAATATGGGCATTTCACATATGCCTGATTGTACGACCCAGATGACATTATGCACCTCCTAACTAACGCTGATCTAACGCGCGCCTAACGCTGGTTTAACGCTCATTATCGCTCATCCAATGGCAAGTCTAATGTATTTAGACTTATGTAATATTGTTTTGCTACCTCGCAATATTGCCTTGCCTCTTCCGCATTTGTGACAAACCGTATTGTGCTCTTTTGCTTTTCAGCTGGTTTCTCTGTATCTACTTCTTGTGCTTTCATCAGCTCCGCGATAAACGCAAGATTGCACGCTGCATGAGCATAATGCGGCAGTCCGCTCTCCTCGTCTACAGCGTCAACGCCATTGCTTACCATCGCTGACATATGCCGCAGAGCCGCATCCAGATACCGGTCTATGCTGACTTTACGCCAATTGTCCTTATCGCCGTACTTGTCAACTCCATATTCGCGGACCCGTGCGATATCAGCGACAATCTGCTGCGGCACAAGCGAAAGCCTTGGCTTGCCATCATCGTATTTGTATGTATCACTCATTTGTTTTTTCTCCCTATAATTTCTCTTCTCTCTCCTGATTCTTCCATTCTTCAAACCCCATCGGCTTTGGGTTACGAGCCATTATTTGTTCGCCAACATAACGTATATATTCCCATTCTTCATCTGTTAAGTCGGTCGGTGGTTCAGCAACATACCTGCTTTCACTATTCTCGCTCATCAAAATCCTCTATACTTGTTTCTTTCCCTGTTAAATTACATCATATGATATTTCCTCTATAGTCAGGGCGTGTCTCAGGCAACATCCCTCGGGTATATGTTTATATGCCCCTCACAACTTATGGTCTCAACACGCCCTGTATATAGGACGTATCTACACTCAACGTCGATATTTTTTGAGTCTTTCTGCTGCCGCCTGTCTCTGTTCTTCTGACATCTTTTTTGTCGGCGATACTTTTATCCACTTTTTGGGCACAGTGTATT